CTGTGGCGACTAAACGCCGCATTGCAGAGCTGAACGCGGAAATAGGCAAAGTCTCCATGGGGCAACGTTTAGGCAATATTGGGCGAGGTATTGCCGGTTTAGCGGCAGGTGCGACCGCTGCTGGCATGGTGTTGGCACAACCCATGAAAAAACAAATGGATTATGACCGCTCTCTTGCGATGACCTCCAACACCGCATTCGCAGAGCGTGATGTGGCGGGACGTATTGCCGGTAAAGCAGAACTGAATAATGCCGTAAAAAGTGCGGTAGAAATTGGTGGCGGCACCAAGGAAGACGCCTTGGGTGCGTTAGATACCATGTTGGCCTCCGGTGCGGTGAAAGCCGATACCGCCATGAAATTGTTGCCAACATTACAAAAAGGAGCCACCGCAACAGGCGCAAATACCGACGACTTGGCGAAAATCGCCATTTCGGCAATGCAACAGTTTGACATCGGAGAAGACCAAATCGGCGAAGTGTTAGACAAAGCCGTAGCGGCAGGTCAGGCAGGTAATTTTGAATTGGCGGATATGGCGCGCTGGTTGCCTCAACAAATGGCAGCGGGTAAATCTGCCGGCTTAAAAGGTATGTCGGGGTTTGAGGCATTATTGGTCGCCAACCAACAGGCGCGTGTAACTGCCGGAACATCAGATGAAGCGGGAAATAACTTAGTCAATTTACTTGCAAAATTAACATCAAAAGAAACCTCAGACCGCTTTCGAAAACTCGACATAAAAGGCAAGGATGGTAAAGACCACGGGGTGGATTTTATCGCCTCAATGGAAGCTCAAAAGAAAAAAGGTAAAAACTCCATCGAAGCCTTTATGAGCATTATGGATCAGGTGATTGGTCAGGATGGTAAGTACCAAGCACTGCAAAAAAAACTTAAAAGCGCAAAAAAAGAAGATCAAGCTCAAGTCTTAAACGAAATGACTAACTTGGTGGAAGGCACGGCAATCGGGCAAATCATTTCAGATCGCCAAGCATTAATGGCGTTATTGGGTATCCGTAACAACGTGAGCCTCGGAAAAGAAGTAAAAGAAAGCCTGGATAAAAGCGAAGGTGCGGTGGATACCTCTCATGCGGTGATTAAAGATACCAACAGCTATAAACTGGAAGACGCAAAAAATAACGTAGATTTCGCACAAATGGAAGGCATGAAGGGCTTTAATGACGCGCTAGGTGATGTGAGTGTGAAAATTGCTGAATATGCCAAAGCTTATCCTGACTTAACAGGCAAAATTGTTACTGCAGGCACAGTAGTTGCATCTCTAAGTGCAGCCGCCATTACGGCAGCCGGGTCTTTGCGGTTATTGGGCGGTAAAGGCAGTTTAGGGCTTGGTGTGGGTGATGTCTTGAGTAAAGGTGCGGGTGTAACCGGTTCGGCTGGTGGCGTTGCAACTGCGGCGAGTACGACAAAAATGGGGCGTCTTGCTAAGTTTGGGCGAGGCGGCTTGCCGTTGTTGGTGTTCGGCGCAATGCTCGAAGGGTCGGAAAATTATGCGCCTTATATGGCAAAACAAGAAGAACGACAAGAAACCTTGGATGCCGCAACGAAAGACGCAAAACAGAAGTTCTACGCAGCAGCCTATCCAAGCAAATCGGTGTTTCAGTATGCCCCGCCTGTTCCCGCGCCTGAAAAGTCAGTTTGGTCTTTAGCGAGTGGCGGTTATGCACTTGGTGATGCCGCTAAACGAAAAGAGATTGCCGACGAACGCTTAAAGCGAGGCACATTAACACAAGAGGAATATAACCGTCGTGTGCAAGTGCCGGACTACAAAGCCGAATTTCAGCAATTAGGCACAACCATCAGCGAAGGGATGAAACAAGCGGTGGAAAGTCAGAACTTTACTATTCAGAATCAAATCCGCGTGGACTTAGACGGACGGACGATTGCGGAAAATACGTCCGAAAAACAATACCGAGAAATTAAACGGGGGTAAAAATGAAAGGTTGGACAATGCCAATCCAGCAGGCGTCTTATCGTGGCGTGCGGTTTGATGTGGTAAGTGTGGATGATAACTTAGAGCGCGCCACCATTACGCATGCGTATCCATTCGTAAACGGGGGCGATATTGAGGATTTAGGTTTAAATCCGCTCACCATCCAACTGCAAGCGGTGTTTTATGGTGAGGGGTATTACACCGATTTTAAACGCTTTTTATCCGCCCTGGAAAAACAAGGTGCGGCGGTATTAGTGCATCCGATTCGTGGTCGCTTGCAAAATATGCTTTGCACCTCGGCTTATTTTCACCACGAAGCGGATTTTGTGGACTATGTGACAGTTAGTCTTAGCTTTCAAGAGGCTACACCAGCAAAACCGATCTTTCTGTTTAATTTTTCTGTTTTTGGGCTGATTGATGAGCTATTAACCAAGCTCGAAGACTTGGTAGATGATGTATTGGAGCTATATGGCACCTTTATGGAGGGGATCTCTTTTGTCGCTAATGTCAAATCACGCTTATTAGGCTCGTTTGGCGCGCTTTACGGCTGTTTTGAGCAGGTGCGCGATATGTTTGACATGGACAAAAAAAAGCACGTGATTTCTGCTAATACACCGACTTCAAAAGAGGCGTTTAAACAACAAGGTGGCAAGGCTGTGCGCGACATGGCGAGCATGATTCGCGACGGCTTAACGGCTATTGCCAACCGTGACGACTTAACCGTGCGTGCAAGATTTGATGAGGTTACCCGCGCCGTGAAAAGTCTGCTTGAGATCGCACCAAATTTAAGCAATGGTAAAAACAGCAAGTCTAACAAATTGAAATCATTAACCTCATCTTTAACTGCTCAGGACACCAAGGAAATCTTCTGCGCCGTGCAGTTGTTGGCGACGGCGACTGTGTTGAAAATCGCTACGCAGTTTATTGAGGACGATTCGTTGATTCCGTCTGAAATTGATTACATTGTGACGGAATCTCGTTTACAAGCATTAGCAACGCTTAACACCTTGCGTGCGTTAGTGCAAGCGGAGCAAAACGCGATGACATTACATTACGTCAAAGATGATTTTGGTTTGATGTCATTAAGTGTGAAAAAACAAACAGGCGCAAGACAACTGCAAACACCGAACACGGGGCTTTATACACAGGCTTACAACACAGCGGAAAAACTGCGCCAACAAAGCCACAAATTGACCCAGCTTGCGTTGGCAGCGATTAACCGCAAGCCACCTTTAATTATTCGCACCGTGGAATTTGATAGCACGATTCAGCAAGTCGCGCATGCGTTTTATGGTGACTACACCCGCGCAGGTGAGCTGTTGCGCCTGAATCCGCACATTCGTTACCCGAATTTTATTGCACGAGGTGAGGTACTTAATGGCTACGCAAAATAACGGCTACCTGTTTAATAATGAGATTGTCGTTGAGATTGACGGCAAACAGCACAAAAACTGGAAAAGCTACGATATTGACAGCGATTTCTTGATTCCTGCGGACGCGTTCAATTTCAGCATTGGTGTGCCGTCAGACAATACCGTGCTGGCGGATTATTCCGGCAAAACGGCAAAAGTACTGATTAACGGCGAATTGGTGCTAACCGGCATTGTTGACACCACACAGCATTCCATTTCCAAAAACGACCGCACTTTTAGCCTGAACGGGCGCGATAAAGCCTCTATTTTGGTGGACTGCTCCGCGCCGATTACCAACGTGAAAGGCTTGACGGTGTTAGATGCGATTAAAAAAATTGTAGAGCCGCTAGGCATTAAAAAAGTCGAATTGCGAGCGGAATCTAACCCGACGTTAGATAAAGTTGACATCGACATAGGCGAAACCGCCTGGAATGCGCTTATCCGTTGCGCCAATTCGGCGGGGTTGCACGCATGGTTTGACCCTGCCGGCACGTTGATTGTGGGCGGTGCGGATTACAGCACACCGCCGGTGGCGACGTTATGTTGCATGAAAGACGGCAAGCGCAACAATTTCACGCAGGCAAGCCTAACCACGGATGTGTCGCAAAGTTTTTCGGAAATTACGTTTCTTGCACAACGGCACGGGCGCACAGGTGATGACAACAAGAACGACCTGAAATGGGTGTTTAAAGATGATGCTGTTGAGACCTACAAGCCGAAAAC